CTCGGTTACGAACCCAGTAGAGATTGCAATTGATTCCAAGGGCTTCACTCATGCTTATGTTCCATTCTATCTAATCGTAGGAAGCCCAGAGGGAACTAATACCCAGTACGATCAATTCTCAGGGAGTAGCCCAGAGGCAGCTTTTAACTATTACGCAGTATGGGGTAATTCTAAGGGAGGGCTCCCTTCCATTAATGGTAATAACGCTCTCGGTACAGCTGTAGATCTTTCTCTCTATGTATTAGAGAAAACAGATCTTTTCTTCGATTACTCAAGCTGGAGCGGATTATCTCCGGTATTAGAGCAGTATAGGTTCGGAGGCTACGTTAATGATCTAGATGTATCCGCTCTAGATTGGATTGAGGATAATATCTGGAGCCTGCTTCCGATTATGGTAGTAACCGGTGGGAAGGGTATTAAGGTTGCTCTTAATCTCTATACCTACTCGCAGGAGATTATCCCCTCTCATCATCTAATAGAGAGCGGAGAGCTAGAGATTATCTCTCCCCTTACACCTCTCGAAGGTGAGATTATCAATAAAATAACTATCCGGTTCGCTTATGCAGGTATGAGCGGAGCATATAGATCCCAGATCGTTATCGATCCCCTACTGGTAGAAGATGAACCTCTTAAATACAGAGATCCCCTCGCTTATATCAGTTATACCCGGTACGGATTGAGAGAGAAGGTAATAGAGGCTCCCTTCGTTTACGATCTCCAGACTGCTATCCGGATAGCTAGAGATAAGATTAGAGCTCATGCTCTGGGGAACTACGCTATCGAGATCTCAGCTGCTCCGAAGTATGGATATCTAGATCTCGGAGATATTGTATCTATTACTTCCGAGAGGGTCGGATTAACGGATCACAAATGTCAGATCGTTAGTAAGAGCTGGAGCGATAATCGCTGGAGATACGTACTCCATATCGAGGATAACCCCCTCGTAAGCATCCGAAAGTAATCTTTCCCATCTTTCTATATAAATCGGAGTATAGTAGCATTATGATAGTATTCATAGATAGACAGCACGCAGGAAAACCAGATAAACCAGAAGATAGAGGAGCTACTGTAATGCCTGCTCCTTCTTTCGGGCTCGGTATGGAAGCTCTGTATACTGGATACCTCTCTCTCATGATAGAAGAGAAGCTGCTCGAGAATGGAGTTAAGGTTCTTCCTATCTCGGATGGGAAGTATCCAGATAGGCATAAGCGAGTAAACGAGTACTCCAAGCGGTTCCAAGGTGAGAAGCAGGTCTATCTCTCCCTCCATCTCAATAGCGGAGGAGGAGATTACTCTAGCTTCTTCCATATGGGGAGCGCGAGCGGAGCCTCTCTAGCTTCTGAGATCTGCGATAAGATGCGAGAGGCAGCTCTTCCGGGTCTTACTCGATGCTTACCCAAGCCTTGCACCTCCGAGGATTGGACTAAGAACGCGTGGTATACGATACGAGGGATTGGAGCCCCTATCGCGATCTGCTGCGAGCCTCTATTCATGGATACCCATAGAGATCTTTTAACGATGGAATCCCTTAGAACGATAGCAGCTGCTATAGCCTCTGGGATTATCTCCTGGAGTATGTAATGGAAGAGAACCTTATTCATTTAATGCTTAACGGTGGAGCTAATATAGCTTTCGGTCTATTTCTCTATATGCAGAATAAAGAGCTCAAAGATAGAGCAGATGCGAGAGAAGAGAAGCAGGATCTCCGAGAGAAGGAGCTCCGAGAGCGTTATGATAAGGTTATAGCAGATATGCAGGCTCGAGAGGATACTATCCGGAGAGAGCTGGTATCGGAGATAAACGATCTGGATAAAAAAGTAACGATGCTAGAAACTAAGATAGAGCATATCTTCAAGATCGTAGATGAGATTAAGGCTCGGTTCGTAAGGGTAGGATAAGCTTCTCTATCTCTCCATCCTCGAAGAGATCGAAGGGAGCCCTCTTAAATATGGTTCGATCCTGCGAGCTCGTATTCTCTACGTAGAACTCGCTCAAGAGAGGTATCATACCATCTATAGCAGTGTAGAGCCTACGAGTATCGATAATAGCTATCCATAGTCTACCGGAGTACAGGAAGCCCTCCATAGTGAGATCGGATATCTCTCCTCCGTTCTTTATAGCTTCCAATCGAGATGCAATCTCGAGGCCCATGTCCGGATAGATGGTTCTCTTCCAGCGTAGAGCGAAGTGCTGACAGGGTCTAGACTTCCATAATCGAGCGGATACGGTTAGCTCCTTCCCATCTTCGGTATAGGTGTAATCGATTCCAGCTTTCATATCTCTATCGGTTCCAATCTCGGTAACCCATGCACCGGGGAACCTATCTCGAAGCGTAGGTACTACGTACTTAAACCAGAGCAGATCGCTCTCTCTTAATCTTTCTTGTGTAGTTTTCATATCGTAGCCTCCGATACGGAAGCAATATACCACAAAAATATAGTAAAAAATGTATATTTTCTTTACACAATATAGAAAACTATGTTATAGTTAAGTATATCCAATAAGGGATAACAAACAAGAGGTACATAAAATGACTAAGCAAGAAGCACAAAAAAGATTAACTAACAGAATCTCAAAAATGAGTAATGACATGATAATTGCAGTTCTTAAGGATATGGCCAAACCTTGGGATAAGTACACACAAGAAGAGCGAATGGTTAAAGCATATCTCTATCATGAATATGAACTGAGAAACGGAGAGGAAGCGGTAGATATGCTCCTAGATGTTATCGAAGCAATCGAAGAAAGTAAACGTAAATAATCAATCAATCCGGGGAGGGCTTCCTCCCCATTCACTAGAGGTACAAACAATGAACCAATACACAAAAGATACTATTCTAGCCTATTTCCTAGTAGCGGTGGGTATGTTCGCTATCCCAGCTGCTTACGCGCTTCTCTGCTTAGCGATGGGGGTATAAGATGACTAAGATTATTATCGTTCACTGGAGAGGGGGCTTAAGCAGATGGTACCCTTACAGCTTAGAAACATTAGAAGAGCTCGCGAGCTCATGCAGCGGTATTGATAGTATAGAGATCCTAGAATGCGGAATCGAAGTACAATACACAATCACAAAAGGAGATAACAATGAATAAGCACCGCAGACAATATGTCAAGGATAACGGGAGAGTTAAGCTCCGTAAGATGAGCAATAGCAGAACCCCAGCTAATCCTATTGTATTAGATGATACTGCCATGTTAAGCGGAGTACGTGAGATCGGAGAGCTCTGTAAGATCTGGAGCCCTATCTACTGCTCTTGGGTATGGGAAGCTACTGTTAAGATTAACGGACTAGTTCTTAAGCGTGAGGTATTCGAGTGGAGCTCCGAGGAGGCTAAGGCCTGGGCTCGCGCTAAGTATTGCGCTATCAAATCTCCACAGTTCTCTAGATTGCTTCGAGCTTCCATACTCGCTAGCGATTACTCGGTGGGAGATATTGCTTCTTTCTGCGAGGTAACAGAGAACGCGGTTAGCAAGTGGATAGCAGGAGATACGGTTCCTTCTGTAGCTGCTCTGGTTCGATTCTGCGAGATGGTATATCCGGAGGATTGGGAAGCCAAGTATACGAAGCTCTCGAAGATGATAGAGATGGAGAGGGTATAATGTGGAAGTTATCATATCAAGGAATCTTGCAAGGCCCTCCCGTAGCAATGGGGAGGCCTCGTTTTACTAAGACAGGAAGAGCCTATACTGCTCAGACCTCGAGAACCTATAAGAACGAGCAGATTAAGCATCTAACAGCTGCGAAGGGAGAGGACTGGATTCCCCTCGATGGAGTATTTAAGATCCAGATCTCTTTTATCCATCCTAGAACGAAGAGCTTAACCCGAGTTAAGGGCCCTCTCCCTCATGGTAGAATATGGAGGCCTAAGAAGCCCGATCTCGATAATCTGCTGAAGATGGTACTCGATATCATTACCCAGAGCGAGATCTGGATAGATGATAACCGGGTATGCTCTATCCTCTGCGAAGATTACTACGCAGGAGAGATGGAAGAAGCCCATACTCTATTCTCTATCTACCAATGGAGGAGCGAAGATGCGTAAGGATCCAATTATAAATCTCCAGCTCGGATGCTCTCTAGCTGCTATGCGAGAGATGGAGGATAACCAATACGATCTAGCAATAGTAGATCCTCCGTATGGAATAGATACTGCTTCTGCTTTTCAAGGATCCGGTAAGCTTAAGAAAAGAGCCCTTAATCGAGATACCAAGATTAAGAGATGGGATACTGCACCTTCTGCGGAGTACTTCGAGCAGCTCTTCCGAGTAAGTAAAGAGCAAATCGTATGGGGTGGAAACTACTTCGATCTACCTCCTACTCGCTGCGTAATTGCTTGGGATAAGGTGCAGCCCTGGGAGAACTTCTCAGGATGGGAGATGGGCTGGACTTCTTTTAATAAGCCTGCTCCTCTATTCAAGTTCGATAACCGAAGGGGAGGTAAAATCCATCCTACTCAGAAGCCTATCGAGCTTTATAAATGGCAGCTGCAGAAGTTCGCTAAGGAAGGAGATCGGATACTCGATACTCATCTTGGGAGCGGTTCCATCGCTTGCGCTTGCTACGATCTGGGATTCGATCTAGATGCTTGGGAGATCGATGCGGAGTACTTCGAGAGAACGCTAGCCCGGTATACCGAGCACTCTAGACAAAGCAAGCTATTCTAGGAGGAGAGATGGAGAAAACTTTTAAGATAAGCACCTTCTCTAGCAAGTTCGAGAGGGTACCAGTAGAAGCGGAGCTAGATCTGCGGAAGCTCGCGAAGGCCTTAATGCTTCCTGCGGTTCCTTATAAGGTGAGAGAAAAGGGCTCTCTCCCTCTCTGGAGTCCTACTATCTTCGCTGGTACTCGCTGCGGAGCTCACGCGGTAGAGATCTCCTGCTTAGTATTCGATCTAGATGATGGTACAAATTTTGCTTGGCATCATGCCTTCCAGGAGTACCATTATATAGCCCATACCAGCTACTCCAATAATGCAGAGATAGAGAAGTGGAGAATAGTTCTTCCCCTCGAGGAGCCTATTCCAGCTACTGACTGGAAGCG